GTACTGTAGTAACAGGTGGTTCTATGGCTGATATGTCAGGATATACTTTAAGTTTAACAGGTATGGAAAAAGTTCCTGCTAATTTCTTACAAAAGACATCCGCTACTGAGTCTGGAGCAGTTACTGTTGCAGGAGCAGGATTTACTATTGTATTAGGTTCGTAATAACTACTACTTTTAATTGATTGACCCTACTCTAACGAGTGGGGTTTTTTCATTAAATAAAACAAAATAATATTATTTAGTTATCATAGTATGATTATACTATTGCCGAACACATCTCAACAAACGATAAATATTCTTCCGAGAGTAAATAGCATTGACAAGACCATTGTTATGACTATCAGAAGAGATGGTGATGGTGTATCTGAAACTATTACAAATGCTATTGTAAGCAATTCTGGTGAGTTTGTTAAAATGAGCTTTTCATCAACTATTCTTGAAGAAGACTCTACCTACTATTTAGAAATAACAAGAGGTGGTAGATTGTGGTACAGAGACAAGATTTATAGCACACAGCAGCAAATAAACAAGGACTTAGTTCGTAGGGTTATAGCTACTGATGGAGAAATAGAATTTAGCGAATGCTTTGATGGAGACCTTGACGAAAAACACGTTATAGGAAACAATACAATATACAAGTCTTATGACAAGGCAGACGATAATACATATATAATATAATGAGAAAGAATAACATTAAAAAGGAATATAAAGATAGTATTAGAATTGTCAATATGTCCTCTTACAATTCACCTGAAATAAAAGAAGTTCACAATAAAGAGTGGGTTACTTTTGGTGATAATAATGATTACTTTGATAATTTAATAGAAAGGTATCTTGACAGCCCTACCAACGGTAGATGTGTTAACGGTATTGTTGATATGATTTATGGTAGAGGCTTAGAGTCTACTAATTCTGAGGTATTTCCTGAGCATTATATCTATATGAAAAAACTGCTTAGACCAAGAGAGATTAAGAGACTTGTAAATGACTACAAGCTTTTAGGTCAAGGTGCTTTACAGCTAACTTACAACAAAGCTAAGACAAAGATACTAAAGGTATCTCACTTCCCTATGGAAACCCTTAGAGCTGAGAAAGCTTCTGAAGGAAAGATAAAGGCATACTACTATCACCCAAGCTGGAAGGATTCAAAATCATCTGATGAACCTAAAAGAATACCTTCATTTGGAAATGGTAAGAAATCACAGGTTAACGAGCTTTACATATTTAAGCCATACAGAAGTGGTTTTTACTACTATGCTACTGTTGATTATCAGGCTTCTTTACAATATTCTGAGCTTGAGTCCGAAGTATCAAACTACCATATATCAAACATACAGAACGGTTTACAGCCAAGTTTGTTTGTCAACTTTAATAATGGAGTACCTAACGAAGAGACTCAAAGTATTATAGAGAGTAAGATTAACGACAAGTTCTCAGGCAGTTCAAATAGCGGAAAAGCAATTATAGCATTTAATGAAAGTGCTGAGACTAAGGCTGACATAGAGGCTATACACTTACCTGATGCACACGCACAGTATCAATTCCTTTCTGATGAAGCAAGAGAAAAGATAATGTTAGGACACGGTATTGTATCACCAATCTTATTAGGTATTAAAGATAACACAGGATTTGGAAATAATGCCGAAGAATTAAGAACTGCCTCTGTTTTAATGGACAACGTTATTATAAGACCTTTGCAAGATGGTATTATTTACGGATTGACAGAGATACTTGAATTTAATAAGGTATTTCAAGACTTATACTTCGTTACACTACAGCCTATTGAATTTACTGAGTTAGAAAATATATCTACTAAAGTAAGAAAAGAAGAGGAAACAGGAGAGAAGCTTTCGTCTGAAAAAGAAGCGGAAGACTTTTCTGATGATGAGGGTGACAACCTATACAATCAATTAGAGGAGCTTGGAGAGGTTTTAAGCGATGAATGGGAGTTAATCCATAGTGAAGTATACGAAGAAGGTAAAGAGTCTCTTAAAATGGCTGAAATAACCTATTCCGACAAATCATCATCTCAAGACAACGATGTATACAAAGTAAGATATGCTTATTCCCCTGAAAGAAAGTCAGCAGGAAGCAGAACGTTTTGTAAGAAGATGGAAATGCTAACAGGTAGAAAAATAGTATTTAGAAAAGAAGATATCAATATGATGTCTTTTAAAGGTGTTAATAAGGAGTTAGGACACAACAAGGCTAATTATTCACTCTTAAAGTTTAAAGGAGGAAAGAATTGTCACCATTACTGGCAGTTACAGGTTTACAAGAAGTCAAATGGCAAGAAGGTAAACGAAGATGTAGCTTATGGAAAGGGTCTTGACAAGCCTAAGAATCCAACAGAGATTACCGAGAGGATGATAGACAGACCTGACAAAGGTGCGTACCCAAGCGTTTTAAGTAGAATCAAGAAAATAATAGGACAATAATGAAAGCATTATTTATAACAGTACAAGACCTAAAGGCTAAGTCAATCATAAGTGGAAACACAGATGCTGACAAGCTAATTCACTACATCGAGGTGGCACAGGACATACATATCCAAAACTACTTAGGAGGAAGTCTTTACGATAAGCTACAGGCATTGATTATTTCAGGAGATATAGACCTTGCTGCCAACAGTGATTATAAGCTCCTTAGAGACTCTTATATCAAACCTATGTTAACTTGGTTTACTCAAGCAGAGTACTTGCCTTTTAGTATGTTTAAAATAGACAATGGAGGCGTTGCCAAGCACAGGGGAGAGGAGTCAGATACAGTGAACTTCAGTGACGTTGACAGAATGATGAGTAAGATTAATGATAGGGCTGAATTTTACACAAGAAGATTCTTAGATTATATTTGCAACAACAGCAATAAGTTCCCTGAGTATTCTAATAATAGTAACGGAGATATGTACCCTGACAAGGATGCAGATAGCTTCTCAAGCTGGGTTTTATAATGGAGAGTAAGAAAAAGAAAACATATAAGACAAAAGAAGTTAACATAGTGAGGTTAGCAGCATTTTACGAAAAGGTAAGCAAAAAACAAAAAGAAGATGGCAAACGAAGTTTATAGAGATTCATATTGGGGAATGGGAGTTTACAACTCAATAAGTTGGGGTATAACATACTTAATAGATTCTTTAAGTAATACCTATATCATTTACAAAGACAGAATAGCAGCAGATGGTGGTACGTTTGAAAACAGTATGTGCTTAATGGAACAAACAAGAAAATTTAATATATAAAATATGGCAACAATTCCAAGTATATCGCTAATACCTTCAGGGTACAAAGCGAGTAAAGTTTATAGTGTATTACCGACAGATGGTAGTGCTGATTTTGACTTCTCAAGAAACACAACTGCAACACGGATAAATAAAGATGGCTTAATAGAAAATGTAGGTAATAATGTACCTCGTTTGGATTATCAGGGCGGTGGTTGTCCGAGTTTGTTGTTAGAGCCACAGAGTACTAACCTACTAACTTATAGCTCTGGGTTTGTAACAGGATGGAATAATACAAAGATTACAGTTAATTTAAATTCAATTACATCCCCCGATGGAACTTTAAACGCTACTAAATTTATAGCTAATACAGTAAGTGGACAGCATTATTTAGACAGAAACGGACTTGCTGTAAATAGTAATGCATCTGCAAGTGTTTTTGCTAAAAAAGGCGAAATTGAAAGGTTTGCCATTAACTCTTATTTCACAGGTGCTAACGCTATATTCGATGTAAATAAAGGAATAATTATATCAGAATCATCGGTTACTGCTAAAATAGAAGATTACGGAAATGGTTGGTATCGTTGTTCTTTAAATGAAACTCTTAATTCAAATTATGGATATGGTATTTTTGTAATGCAAAATGATAGCGAGAGTAAAGCAGATTCTTACGTTGGTAATGGAGTTGATGGGATGTATTTCTACGGAGCGCAATTAGAACAATCATCTTACGCAACTTCTTACATACCAACATCAGGTTCAACACAAACAAGATTAGCTGAAACTGCTAATGGTTCAGGTAATGCTTCTACGT